TATACATGCTTACTGATACTGAAAATTCCGAACGCCTCGGACCTGCCATAGTATTCATCGAATCACTAACGTCTGTGACTTGAGTTTGATTGACGAAAAATAGATCAAGCGGGCCGCCAGATTGCGGCTCCAAGAATTTTATCAACGCCTGGATTAACGCCCACTTGACCGGGAAATAATACCGGCTAACGACTTCTTCGCCAGCCAAAAGCGTTATACCGTATTTTTGCGTAACCTTCGCCGACGTGCTATCTGCTATGCTAAACGCCCCGCCTATTGGCTCAATAGTAATTTCCGGCAAATCGGCTGGCGATTTTCGGTCCTTTGTAACCGTGAACACTCCGCCGCCGGATATATCAATCACGTTGCCCGGCTTAATCAGATCCGCCAAATCATGATGCAGACGCAAAACCTCGATTATCCTGGACAGCACAATATCGAATGGCGACCAGATATAAACGTCAAGCTGCTGCGCGGCGCCTGCCACTTTATAATAATAAACGCCCTGAAAATTCGTAATGCTGCTCGAAATTGCTCTGATATAAAAATCGCCGGTATATGCCACGCCCGGGGCGGTCTGTGTCAGGACTAAAGAATCGCCATCTAACCACAACCACCAGTTTTTCGAAACGTGCTTGTAAGTAGCCCATTCGCTTTGTTTGCCAACAAGTTTACGATACCAGCCAATAGCGTCAATGCCCGTCGGCTGAGTAGCTCCAAACGGATTAGTAACCGCAATCAATTCCGGCTCAGTGAGTATCGGGCTGATAATATTCGTTCTCACAAAGACCTCACGACGTTGGTGATATGGGAACGCAAGGACGAAAGCATAAACTGCTTAACGCCCGCGTCCGGAGGATAGATAATCTGGCGCTTCGGCAATCGTCCGCCGCCTTCGTTATGGTAGGCCGCTATCTGAGCAATGGATGCCGGGCCTTTAGGGTGTGCCGCCCCGCCGCCATAGCCGACCTTAATACCAAAAGCATGCGTCTTGAAAAGATTGCCAGGGGCGTCAACATTGAGGCCGCGGAGTAACGTGCCGGTATCTCGAAGGATTGCAACATTGAGATTTTCAGCAAAGAACAACGACCTTGCCAGGCCGTGGACTTTCATAGCTCTTGCCGCCTGAACGAGATGCCTGCCTTTTTTTGTTCGTCTTGTTTTCCTCATTCTCGAATTCATCGTTGACGTTGCCAACGCCGGCCAATCGCCGCCGCCGCGAGAATTTTCTGTAAATTTCGCCCTTGCGAATGACAGATATCGCGTCCCCCACGCCTCGTAAAGCGGTTTCATAATCGCCGCGCCGCTCGGAGAACCGACTATGGCTTGCAGTTTAAGAAACTTGCTTATGTCGAATTTGAATCCGGCCATTACCCACCGTTCTCATTTATTGAATCGACTATAATATCGGCTGTTTCTTTTTTCGTGCAACGGCACACCATTTCGCCGTTCGCGTCCACGACAAAAAACCAATCCTCGTATCCAGGCGTTTCTTTTTCGTCAGCTATGCGAACGGGACGAGAAATCATTACACTACAGCGGGGCCGCCTCTCGAAACAGATAGGGCAGAATCGAGATTTGTTATTCCAGCCAGGCAAGCAGACATTTCGCCATTGACCGCACCGCGAACGTCCTCGAAGTTTTTATCCGGCTCAACCGACGCCGGCCTGCTTTCGAATAGCCACATACCAGCAAGTCGGGCACACCAGTTTTTAACCATTTCGGTAGCGGTCAAGGGGATAGAGTATTTACCGCCTCGAAATCGGGAATTGATAACGTCGTCTGCGTATGCTATGGCCGATGCTACGCGTGCCGTGTCCGTTGCGTTGGTATCGCCGTCAAGGTTAGACCACATTCGCACGTTGTCAACCCCGAAAGCCGCCTCAATATCCGCTTGTGCCGCATAAGACATATTCTACCTTCATAATACAAGGGCCAGGTTTCCTTCCCCGGCCCTGCGATGTTTAACGTCAAGCGCGCAATTGCTGTTACAGGTTTACGCCAGCCCTGAAAATTGCCTTCGGGACTTTGATAAGGGGCAAGAACTCGTCGCCCGCCATATGCTTAATCGCGACAGGGTCAGTTTCAATCGTTGCGTAACTGAACTGGCCGTATTTCTGTGTGAGATTTCCGACCGCCGAAGCTCCATCCGCGGATATGTTAATCGAGTTCGGGATTAAATTGCTGCCCTCGACGAAATCGTACCAGGACGAATCGACGTCCGGGGTGAATATGATATCGTCTGCCGCAATCCATTTCTGGATAGTGCCGTCTTTGTCGGCAAAGAACGCTTTGTTGAACGGAAGCCAGTTAAGGCCCAGGAACCCGTTCGGGATGCCGCCATTGAGCAACGACTGCTGATATGCGGCGTTGCCGTTCAACATGGCCGCGACTGCCGTATTGCTGCCGAGATAGTTTTTGATTCCCGTGCCGTAAAACGCCGTGGTCAACTCGTAGCCGGTAAGCTCAAGAGCATACTGCTTGAGCGCCTCGACCTGACCGATAATGTCCGTGCTGGCGGTACTCCACTTGGCAGCGATAATGCCACCGATGGAATCCTGATTGCCTGCGGGGACTCCGAAGTCAATCGTTGTGACGGCGTTACTGGACGTCGGCAACAGATTGCCGCTGATGTCGAAATGAATCTTTCCGAGAGCGAGAGCGGAATATACCGCGGAAACTCTCAGGTTCGTAAAGTATCTGGAGAACTCCAGCGACTGTCTTGCTATTTCCCATGCACCCTGGTCCTGAACATTCGTCAAGGGACTTCGAAGCGACTCAAGTACCTCTGCTTTGTGGTGGATATGCTCAAAGCAGTGAAGAGTCTTGAACGTCTGGTCACTGACACCTTTTAACGCCCGGGCTTTGGACGGACTGCCGCGCTGAACGAGCTTGGCTGTCTGCCTGTTGCCTTCGACTTTGAGGTATGACTCGGTATTGCCGATTATTCTCCGGGACACCGCCAAAAAAGCGGGAGGGAGCGTGCTGACAGGGACGCCGCCCTTTACTGAATTGACTACTCCGGTAAGGTTAGCTCCGCCCAAAATCGTTTCTATCGCAACGCTCATTTTTGCTCTCCTTAGTTTTTAAGTGCTTATATTTCAATAGCTTAACTCAAATTGTTCCACGTGGAAACATTACTCGCCGAAGTCGTCGTTGAACAGGAATCCTAACCCGGACGCCCGCAGATACGCCTTCATCCACGCCTTGAGCGTAGTCAATGCGTCCGCCGGGGCGTTTATGATATTGTCGTAAATGATCTGCCCGGAAATAAGCAGTTCGGGGCATTCGACATCAACGCTTGCATTAAGGTCGTCTGTGACCTTGACGCCGGACGGAGTATTGAGTATTCCGACCGGGATATGCGAGCCGTCGATGGCGCAAACAAACGAACCGTCCACATAGACTGCCGGGGCGTTTTCCGTGAGGTTGATTGTTCTCTTGCTGTCGGCAGCCGCATCGATGCTGGTATATGCCAGGTCGCCGGATACCGCAACCGTGCCGGTGTCTGTCGGAGCGCCGACAAGTTTGATTGAGCCGGTAACGCCGCAACGTCTTTCTACTTCGTCGCCGGTCTGCTCGCTGACGACAAGAGTTTTGGCGTTGGCCGCCGTATCGGTCAAAACCTTGCCGATTACTGACGGAGCCAGTAAGCCGGTCGCCGTGATAATACCCATAAGCATACCGGCCCGCAAAACTTCGTGGTTGTCTGTATTCAGCGGGTCGCGTGAAAGCGAGCCGTCGATGATTTTGCCGCCGGGGAAATACTTTGCGCCTTCCACGGTGACGAGAATGTTAAGCGGGGTCGATGTTCTTTCTGTCCCTATGCCTGGCAAACCGTTGTGTTCTCTCATTTTGACATCTCCTTTTTAGGATATTTTTTTGCGTATTAAGCAAACAATTTACTATTCGGCTATTTTGCCGACGCAGGATTAACCATTCCGGCCATTTTTTTTGTCGTATCGTCAAGCTCTTTGACGGACGCGTCTGTTTCGGTGCGATGCATCGACTGAATCCCGGTCTTTGTGCCGAGTTCAATCACGTCGTTTTTGGCGAGAGCGTCAACAACCAAAGACAGCATCGACTTCTTGCCGTCGCTGCCAAAGCTCAGGCATATTTCATTGCGGCTCCCTTGTTCGCCGATAAGTATGGTCGCCAATTCCTTTTGAACGGCGGGGGTGATTTTGCCCTTCTCGACGAGCATTGAAAGTTTCTGCTCAGCCAACTCCACAAGCTGTGCAGTGATGTTCGGGTCGAGCTTAGCAGGGATAGCCGACATTTTCTTATCAGCTTCTGCCTTCACTGTTTCCGCGTCTGCCGCTATGGCTTTCATTTTGGCGGAAATTGCATCAACAACCGTAAGCTCGGTTAGCGGTTCGGTTACGCCGAGCAATGCCTGAATCTCTGCTAAAAGTTTTTCGTTCATTTCATTAGCTCCTGATAAGTTAAAACACAAAACAGGTATCTTGCTCGCCGCGCCATACACTGACGCCGCTATTGACACCGGAATAAAGTCGCCCTGGCCTGGAACAATCGGCTGCTGGACGACGCTGCTGTTTATGATTGCTTCCCCGTATTCTACTCCCTTGCCGTCTTTGAAAGCCCTGTGAATTGTAGCCGATACGCGGGGGCACTTCATGGCCGTGTCGATTGATTTTTGGCCTATAAATTCGTGGATACCGTAAAGGGTAGGCACGCCGTCCGCGTCCGGCTCGATGAACATTTCGTTGACGTAACCGAGATTATCCGCCGCCGACGCGCTATGGTCTATGGGCGACTCTACTTTGACGCCATTCAAACACATCCTGTCGAACGCATCTTTGTATGCTTTGAGTTTTTCGGTAGTGACACTTAATTTCCAGCCCTCAGTAGGATGGGTATATTCGCCGACTCTGAGAATATCTTTTTTGAAAAATCCGTGCGGAACGCCTTCGATGATTTTTATACCGCTGACAGATAAGGCCGCGACCGGCTCAAGAGCCAGCGAGAAGATACTGAAATCAGCCAAACCTTTATTCTTTTTTGTCATAGCTTCTATATCGGCACTTTGCACAATAATAATTATGAAAAACTTGGCTCTGCGAAAATCAGCCCGGCGTTAAAGCCCTCACCGGATATTCCGTCAAGCCGATTTTCTGTTCTCAGTTTGGCCGGGTCGTCCATCCAAATCTCTTGCACGTTACACCGGCAATTATAATCCCCGAACAACGGAGGCCAAAGCGTCTGCCATTGCGGGTCGTCTTTGGGCAACCGCAGGCCGTCAACTGCCGCGTGCGTATCCCGAACACGGTCGTCGCGAGTGGTAACTATCTCGTAGCCCCACAAAGCGTCCTGGATTATGGGGTCTTGTAAAGCGTTCCATTGCCCAGCCCCGTAAGCAATCGAAATCTGTGTCCTGACCAGTGTTTCGAGTAGCCGGGGATTTGTGCCTGATAATCCAGCCGCGGTCAACCGCTCGCCGAGATAATCCGTCGCCTCTTTAACGTGCATACCCTTGCTGATAATTTCTGCTGTGGCGTTTTTGGCTACTTTTTCAATGGCAGGGCTGACTTCTGAGGACATTATGTTTGTCGCCGCTTCGCCGTATCGACTCCGCAGGTAATCGAGTTTTTCCGTGCTTAACTCCGCCCGCTTCTTGACAAATTCAACTGCTCCATCGTAAAGCCCGAAACGGCGAGTATTCTTTTGGCCGTGCCTTGCCGCGTTCATCATAATTTGCAGACGCGCCGACAAATGGGCCGCAAGCATAGCATCGGTGAATAGTTTTTGGAGTATGGTCCGGGCCTGAAAAATTCCAGATAGATAATCGTCGTGGCTGCCGACAATCTCTTGGATTGCCGCCGACAATTTTTGGCCTGCCGACTTTATCGCGGGAGCCGCCGCTAATATGAGCCGGTCAACATCTATCTGGCTGATACGCGTAATCATTTTTGGGGTTTTATCATACTCGCCATCATAGCCGACACGCGGTTTGCAAGCTGCGGATTAGCAGGGTCGTCATCTTCGGGACCGGGCGGGCGTTCGTCAAAATCCGCGTCCTCTTTTACGGGCCAGCCGAGGCGCTCGAACATTTCATCCATCTTCGTCCATTGAAGCATAAAGCCGAGATTGACCGGATTGCCCAAAACTTGGGCCATAACGGTACGATAGAACGCCTGCAACTCAGGAACCAATCCGCCCTTTTTGATTCTGACCTTGTTTTCGTATTCAGGCCCGAAATTATAAACGAGCAACGGATTGATAAGATACCAGTTGACGGAGCGAATAATGTCGTCGAATAAAATATCGCTGATGCTCATGGCGGTATCTGTTTGTGTGGCCGATTCCGCCTTTGTTCCCATCTGACCTTCGGTAGCTACTCGCTCAGGGACCAGCCAGCCGCGCATCATCAAAGAATCAAGGTAGCGTAACGACGCCGAAAACCCGCCGCTGTGGTCTGTGCCTGTTTCGAGAAACGAGATAGCCCATGCCTGAAACTTCGACATATCGACGCCAGCACGCAGCATGTGGTCGATGTTATCGCCTATCCACGACGGCATAGTATCAGGGAAAACTATACCGTTGCCGCGACCGAGAGAGGCAAGGCAAGCCGTAGCGATATCGAAGTTTTCTTTTTCTGCCCCGCTTGCGTCTTTGGTTTTGCCAGGGGGGTACTTCATCATCGGAGTTATGCCGGCAACCTTGCCGAGATACTTTCCGAAACGCTCCATTGTCTGCTCCCAATGGTTCCACGACGTAGCCCTGCAATTTTCGTGACGGCTGCGGCCATAGTAATTATCGAGTTCTTGCTCGTTGGTGAAGATATACGTTTTTTCAATCGGGATATGAACGTCGTATTGTTTCAGGCCGACCAGGTTGCCAGTTTTTTCTTCGAGCATCGGCTCCGTATTGTCAACGATAAGCGGCTTGAGTTTTTTGTAAACAAACCGGCCATTCTCTACGCCCCAAACCTTCTCAAACGGTTGCCAGCCATAATCGAGGGCGTTCAAGACGTTCCTTAAAAAGCCCGGCCAAAAACCTTTGGTCTGAGCGTCGATAAAATCTTTTATGTCCTGCGGCACACCTTCGTCTGCCTCTATGCTGATACTGCTTGCGCGTATAGGCGACGTGGCTACGGATCTGGCAAGGGCGATAGTAGGATTAGCCCGCATCTTTCTAAAAGTGGTATAGTTGGACGGCGGAGGCGCCGCAAAATCAAACTGCGAACCGAATATGGCGACTCCGCCAATAGATGCCGCGGATGACGCCTGTTTTCCGGTTTCCTCGCCGACTTTCGGAGGTGTAGTTTTGTTTTTATCGACCATATATCCACTTATCGGCACAATGCCGCCCTAAAATACAGTTCTATTGCGAGCGACGAGCAACTTTGTTAATCAATTCAATATCGCTTTCGACTTCGTTGCCCCAGGCGTCCCAGCCGCCGGTTTTCTGGCGAGCAAATAGTTCTATGCGGGGTAAGTCGCCAAGCAATCGGATAATCTCGTTTCGTATTTGCGGCGGTTTGGCCGAATGATGAGACCTCGGCCACACCTGTAATTGCTTAACGCACTTACAAACCCTTTTTGGATGACCTATTTTCCCCAACAAAACAAGTTCGGCATTACCATTGCACCAATGACCAAGCCCCGAATAATACCCCTTGCTGGACGGATTTAACTTAACCCAAGTAAAGGCACAAGTGACGTATTTGAACCCCCAAGCCCGTAAAACCTCAATAGCTTCGGGGAGTTTTGGCATTGTTGCCCATAAAAACAAGACACAGTTTTTGCCCGCCAAATTACTAACAGGCAAAGATTGTATTTCGGTATCTGCCATTGTGGGATAAGTAATACCGCCCATAGCAGGGTTGTTGCCTTTGGGGTCATTGTATCGCCACGGTGGGTCAGCATAGATTATCTGGTATTTCTTCGTAGTCATATTATGCGCTTACCGAGAATTGCCCCTGCTGCTTGAATGTAAATTTACGCAACGGACGCAAATACCAAATCCTATAGCCGTCAGCATCGGACGAATGCGACAATTCCACGTTGGAATTCTTGTCGATATCGCCGCGTTTATCCCTGGGCAGTTTTTCATAGTCCCTTATCAAAATCAAACACGACGGATGGATTTTAATATGCGGCTGGTCGCTGATATCCCGCAATGCGATATTGACCGAGTTTACTCTTTCGGATACAGCCGGATTAGATACCGGAAAGCACATTACATACGGTATTTTCGCCTGTGACAAAATCGAGATTATAATGTCAAGGTTCGAATCGCCGTTGGTAGTGCTGCTCGCCCGGCCACTGGCGTCGCCGTACACTTCGAGCGGATAAGTCCATTGCCAGTTTGCTTGACGAACCCAATCGACGAACGCCTGCATAATCTCGACAGTTGACCACCGCTTACCGAACATTTCTTTTGCGACCGTAAGAATATCGCGGGATCTGTCATGCTGGCCAATGTTCAAGTGAGTGCCAGGGTTGACATTGAAATCTATCGAAATCTGCATGGGCAGGTGTGGGGACAAAATTACGCCATCATCGACATTGAGGATTTTACTGAATCGGTTGTAAACCATACCGCCAGCAAGATGGACCGCCTTGCCGTCCAGATATTGCTCAGCGAGTTCCGGGGGCAGCGCCGTGAGCTGTGCCTGGTAGTACCCGGAATCCATAGCAGTAGGATTATCTCGCGTCTTTGCCGTATAAACCGCCCTGTCGGGTAAACTCTTGTGGATTTCTTCGTAAATGAACGTGTGGTCGCCTTCGTTTGTGTAGGTGAATAGAATTTGGCGGAATTTAGCTCGCTCATCGCGGACGCGCCCATACATTTGCAGAACAGCATTACTTTTCGGGTCGTCGATTTTGTAGCCCCACCTTGCCGACTCGTCGCCCCACGCTTGGGCAACCGTAAAGCCGGTAATGGATTCTGGGTGCTGGGCGGATCTGACCAAGATAACGCTCGGATTTTTATACGTCCCCAGGTCAGGTATCAGCATAAGCGGACCGGACAAACTGCCCTTCGTGGCGTTGCTGCCAGCAATCCATCGCCAAGACAGATTGTTTTCTTCAAGGACCTCTGCGAGTGCCGGTATGCAATAATCGGACGCCTCGCCGTAACTTGAGGCAACGACCAAAGAATTACAAAACGTCGGGCGAGCATCTTTGCATGGCTTGCCGGAAAAGCATTGGCGACAGTAGGGTTTCTTGCAGCGGAAAGCGTTGTATTGGTGAAGGGTAGCGAGTTTGCCGGACCCGGCGTATGTTTTGCCAGCCCACCATCCACCCTCGAGCGCAACGATGCGATGCTCCCAATCCTCGACAAATTGAACTTGACCGCCGGGGCGAGCAATCCTTACCGGCTCGTTTGATATGCACAATTCCATTATTCCCCGCTGTATTTTACTTGCGGCTTGCACCTGAAAAATTGCGTGAGGCCGCCTATCGCCGCCTTAATAAGAACGCAGACGCTTTCGTTTGGCCTAACCCCTATAGTATCGGCTGGTAAAAAGCCATAGTAATTACCGCCAGTATCATGAGTCAACGCAACGTCCATCGCAACGGTCGATAATCCCTTGCCAATATACACAAGCTCGAGGCCAGTAAACTCCTCATAAACAAAAGTCGCGGTTATGGCAATCCTCGTCTTTGTGCTTAACAGTGGGTCGTATGCGTATTGGCCATCGTAATTTCGAGTTCCGGTTATCTGCACAAAGCCGCTTGTGTATATGTCCGCTATCCCGTTAGTGCCGCCGACGATGGGGATGCCGACTTTGCCGCCGCTCAGGTCTATTGCTACGCCCTCGGAGACGCCCGCCGTCGTTTGCGTAAGCGTGGAACCGTTCTGTGTCGGGCCCGTGATGCTCGTAAAGTCAAAGTCGAGCTGAAACGCCTCGCCGAATGTTCGGGCAAAGGTGAACGTCATTCCAGTCGCAAATCCAGCAGCGGATAGCAACTGACCGCCAACAACAACATCGCCGGGAATAAGATTACTAAGAGCTTCAAGGGCCGCCAAGATTGTGGCCAGCGAAGCATTGTAAGCGATAGCGCTCGTCCATACACCGTGATAGCCGAGCAGGAACGTGCCGCCGGTCGCTATGATATCAGGAATAAGCGTTTGGACTTCTCGCGTAGCCGCAAGGGATGAGCCGAGAGCTAAGGGCGTATTCGAGAAAACCGAGGCCGTAACTGTCGCGCCAGTGACCGCAACGGCGTCAACATCGACCAGGTTAAGCAATCCGATTTCGTTGTCAGCGATATACAGAAAAGCATTTTGCATAATCTACTCCGCTCCCGCGTCGATATTGACCGTGCCAGCCATTGCCGGCTCCATCTGCAACTGACCATCCATGGCAGGTTTTATGTCTATTTCTCCGATATGTCTTTGGCCAGCTAACTGCCCCGCCTGCATAGCAGGGGCAATGTCTATGTCGGCAGAAAAGGGTAAATCGTAAACTATCGCGACCGTAGCTGTGCCGGTAGCGTCGTCGGACGGGAGGTAATCGCCAAGCAGGGCATCGTTAAGCCAAAGAAAGCCCGAACTTCCCGGAGTGGCAACCCCTGTATCTATGACCCATTCCCCGTCATACGAGTAAGAAATATAAAAAGTGCCATTGAAATACACTGGCTGGCCATTACTCGTCCCCACTTGACTGTAGTCACCCGCCACATTAGGGTCAAGTGTTCCCGATACATTTAAGTGCATTGTCGCCTCCTCTAAAAGCCATTCGTCGGCCATTATTGCGAAGTCTTGAAAATCCACCCTGCCGTCACTGTTAAGGTCCGAGCGGAGATTCGCCCCTGCCGTTCCCGCTATCATTATCAAAATAGGTATAAGTCGTTTCATAGTTACCATCCAAAATCGAAAAAACCCTTGCTGTTATTGCCTGTTCGGATTGCGGTATAATCTACCGCACCTATATCGTTGCCATCGTTAGCGGCGTTTATGCAAAGCGAGGCACTTTTTAAGCTGTAATCGTTGGTTGCGGTGTTAGTGAAACATGGGTCAGCCAAGAAACTGTTGGCATCATTACCGGGGAATAGTTTGTCAGACCAGTAAGTGCGCAGTCCCGCCAGTGTAGTTATGTTGCTACCGGCGAAATTAGCGAGAGAGACGGAACCCGACCGCATACAATTCCAGTTGAACATATTATTGAAGTCGCCAACAGTCAGGGCCATAAGCGTAACCGTTCCGCCACTGCCGTCGATGATGCAATTCATAACATTATTATCGTGCGACTTATCGGTGTCCGTTGCCCACGAAATCGTATATCGCTTGTTACTTACATAATTCTCGTTCCATAATTTATTAAGACCGCCGCCTTTCCACAGAACGGCATCGGGGCCGACGATGATATTGTTGTGATAATTGCCCCCTTCAGCCTTGACCACTAAACCCAAATTCAAACCGGTCGCGGTCGCAGATGGCAGAAGTACCTTATTGTTGTAACAATTCACGTCGTTTGCCCCGCTACCTATAAGCAGACCGTGACCAAAATCCGTCGAAGTGCCGACAGTGAAAACATTATTGTCGTGGACGCTGGCAACGCCCATATTCCCACCGGGAGTTGCAGCATCTTTCCCAACGGCTATTCCAGAACCGATATTGGGGTCGATATTATTTGCCTCAACAGTGTTGTTCGCCACCAACGCACTTGTCCAATAGTCATAAACGTAAATACCAAAAGTAGTCGAACCCTTTTCTAACCACACGCTATTGCCCGTAACCGTAATGCCCCCGCAACCGCTAACGCCTGCGGCGATAAGCGGCGCACTTGCTGCCGAACTGATAAGGGTGTTATTCGTAACCGAACAGGCACGTCCACCGGGTAAAGATATTAAGCTGTTTCCTGTTCCCGTGTGCCTTAGTGTCATTCCGTTTATATTAACATCGCTTGGTACTGCCGCCTGTGTATATTTGATGCCGTTAGCTGTGCCGTTAATGGACAGCGACCCGCCATTTATATTTATAGTGCCAGCCGCGGTCGTCGGCCTCAAATCTATTGCGGCTGTACCGCCAGTTAAGCTGGATGATGTAAACGAACCGCTACTTATGTTAAGCGTGCCAGCGGTTGCTGCGTATAAAATCATCGGGCCACTTGCGCCTGCCGTAGAGAACTGACAATTAGTAACTGTTGCCGTTCCTATACTGCCCAGCATATACACGCCCATTGAATTAGCCGATGCAGTAAAAGAACAATTCGTATACGTTGGGGAGAGCAAAACGCACGATGAGAGTATCATAGCGTATGCGTTGTTGTTGACCGCCGAAGTAAATTTAACGCCTGTGCAGGATAATCCGCCTTTTGCGCCAGCAGACCAGTCTTGTATGCAATAGCGACCCGTGCCTGCGTCGATAGTAACATTGTTAATGGCGATATTACTACAGCTCTGCCGCATAATGGACATATTTACCGAACCATTATTGGTAATTATCACATCGTCGGGATTTCCAGACGTGCTTTGGAAAGTCGCTACCGAGGCCGGATTTGCTGTCATAGTAAACGGCACTGCGCTTGTGGCTGTATAAGTGCCGGAAGCCATAGTGTAAATGTTGCCAGCAGTACACTCCGTAATTGCCGCAGGAAAGGGCATTGGGTCGTCAACCGTGTTGCCTGTCCCCGAACCGGTAGAAGATACATATTTCGTCGCAGCGAAACAGTTGGCCGACAGAAGCAGAACGAGAATCAAGATTATTTTACGGAGTCCAAGTGCCATTATTGGCCTCCTCTCTGGTAACATTAACATCGTTTCCGTCGGGATAATGAGTCCACAACGCTACCGCATAAGAAGTAGCAACGGAACAAGCATCTGCGGCCAAAGCGGTATTCGTCAACCTGTTTATATGGTCGCCTGGATATGGCTCGATTGTCCCTGTTCCGGCAATAACCCTCGTTTTAATTGACCACGGGCTATTTATCTTGGCTTGCGGCAAAGTCAGAATCGCATTGTTAATATCGAATACCTGTCCATTGTTGGCATCTGTCAAGGCGGTATTGGCGGTTATGGTTATTGGTGTTTTGATTAACTTAACAAACGTGGCGTTGACATCGTTCGGCGTGGCAAAGCGGGCATCGGCCTCGGTCTTGGGGTAATAGTTCGCTATCCCGGCAGCGTAGCACGGGTCGGTCTCGTTATTGTCAAAGGTAGAGAGCCAAGCATTGAAGCACGGGTCAGGATTGTTCGCGTCCTGCTTTGCCAACAACAGAATATCCGTCGCTGTTTTTGTATAGTAGCCGGCAAGCAGCCCATTGACATACGAACAAGGGTCTGTAAAAACAAAAACGCCATTGACGAGCGTTACGTTATTTCCCTCGATTGATATGGGAACGGCCTCGAATCTACCTATATCGACGGTGTATTTTGCCGCCAGAGCCAGACTACAAGACAGAATGCTGAGTAACGCCGATATGATTAGCTTTCTCATTATCAAACTCCCGCCGGTTAGTAGCCGGTCTTGTCGTGACTAATTGTGCCGCCTGAAACCCATTTGTATTTGACGACGATATACGCCCAATTCTGAGCGTTGGAAATTTCAAACACTCCCATACGGCTCAGGGCGTTGCAGTTTCTTTTGCGGATAGACGCAGCGGTATCAGTGTTGTTCGCATCAACCGGATTGCCGAAATAGTAACCGCCCATTGTCGCCGCCTGAGCGGACGCCCCGGGAGCGGCAAGGGCAACAGTTGCGATATACTCGCCGTCGTCGTTATCAGTTAAGCCCCATAGCTCTAATTCCCCGGTAGTCGTTACCGCAGAAGCCCGCCAGCGTATCTTGACGCCATTCTCGTATTGCTGTTTGATAATCCAGCCGCCATTTGGGTCCGCCCCGCCGAAAGTCGCTTTCATATACGCCCACTTCGCCCGGGTGCCTGATAAGCCGTTGGCGTCGCCAGCAATAAGCCCATTGGCATCAGTGCCGCTTGTAACTGAGCCAGCTTTAGCCCAAGTGTTCCAAGTTGTCTCGAAAATAAAGCCGGACGCGGCGATGAAAATCAGGGCAAATAAAAATACCGTTATGAGTTTCCTGCGCATTGCAAATCTCCTTTAATTGGCCGTCCAACTGTTCACGGTTACGTCGTTCGGGGCCGTGGCTACTGCCGTTACCAGCCCGCCTTTAATGGTGAGTGTTACTTTGTTTGGGTCGCCTTCAAGAATGAGCGTCCCGTTCTTGCCGATATTCGTCCCGGTCGCATAGCTTCGGGCGTTAACGTCCTGCACGTTCACATCGACCGTATTCGTCAAGGCCGGTTGCTTCGCGTCCCAATTCGCGTCATTAGTTTCGACTGCCGCCTTAGCCCAATCATACCCAGCGTGGTTAGCGTCCCACCCGGATTTTACAACAAGCAAGGCAGGGAGATTGCCATCACTGTTTACAAGGGCCGCAATCTGCACCTGTATCGCAGCCGCCCGTTCTGCCGACATAGTTTGGCCAGCTTCGGGGACCGCAACGGCATCGGTAGCTTTGGCAGGAATAACAAACACGGCAAGTAAGCCCAGCACGAGCAACGCTGCTATGATTGCGAAAACCCAAAATCCGCTTCTATTTTTTTGCTTCTGCGTCTGTTTCATTTTTTGCTTCTCCTTCATCTTTGATTACTGGTTTCTCTTTTATGTTCGGCGGAGCAAACGAAAACCGGATTTCCTTTGTAGCGTCCGAATCATCGTACTCCACTTTTTCCTTCTGGCCCAAATACTGCTTACCGAGCCATATCAGCATTGCAACACTGCCTTTTTCGGCACTGCCGTATTGCATTCTTCTTATCGACATTTTGCCGAATGACCGTCCACTTTTTATTGCATCCGCAAAATCAGGGTTATCCTGTATGCGTCGGGTTATCGTATCAACAGAGCAGCCGAGGACAGACGCTATCTCTTCTTCTGTGCATTGAATCTTTGCCAAACCCTTGACGATGTTTATGTCAAAATCTAACTTAGGACGGCCAGCCCCTTGCGGATTGCTCTCTGTCTTATTGCGTGTTTTCTTTGCTTTTGCCATACATAGGTAGTTATGTCGGCTGTTGCGGGGGGTTGACTAAATTGTTTTGGGCGGGCGGTTTTACGCTCTCTGCCGGAGTCGCCATAATCGCAACGACGATTCTTTCTGACGGTACGCCTTCTTTTTGCAGTTCGCTGAGCTTATTCATAACCATAGCCCCGGCCTTTTCAAGCTCCGCAACGTGGCACCAGAATAAACTCGATGGATACCTTCGGCACGCCCTGGGCCTTGTATCGTAAACAGAGCATTTATTTTCAGGAGTGAGCATCGGGCATCGGGTAGCCCTAACCTCTGTGCCGAGAACGTAGTATCGCTCGTCCGGGAAAGGCGATAAGTTCAATCGGGCAGTTATTGCCTCTATCGGGCCAGCAAGCTCTTTGAATTTCGGCTCACGGTCAACGTCCGCCTGAGTAAGCAGGATTGCATAAGATGAACAGCATACCCCGCAGCCCTGACACGGCTTTTTCTGCATCGCTTCAAAGGCAATGGATTTTATGTTCTGACGCCGCTTCTCTCGACGGCGAAACGCTTTGGACTGAATAAGTGCGGTCAATTCGATATCCCCCACTGTTCGGCCATTGCGTCGGCGATACCTTGGTAAGTCCTGCTTCGTTCGCGTCCTCTGTCCGGGGAAGGCGACATTTTGTGTATTCTGGCTTCACGCCCAACAACGATATTTGTCGGTTTCAGTAAAGGCAGGTTTTGTAGCCATAAACAAGTCGCCTTTGTTTCGCCGCACCCAAATTGCCACGGCTGTATTATCTGGTTGGGCTTGCGGACATGCGTCGATAATACGCCTATTGGGTTTTCCAAGGCGATTTTCTTAATAGGGGCATCAAGTAAAGCTCTCACGAAGTCGATTGCCAATAACTGTTCGCCCTTCCTGTCCTTAAACCACCTTGCCCCTGATACCGCCAAGTGAGTGCAGGGCGGGTGAGCAATCATCAAATCCCATCCATTGCCAAGTATCGCCAGAACATCGCCCTGTATATGCTTGCCTTCTCTTAATGTCTGTTCTGATTCAGTAAGCAGTAAATCACAAGACCAAGCATCGCAGCCTCTTGCGGCGAAAGCGTCCCTGACTATTCCCGAAAACTCGCAAGCTATCAAAACGCGGAGCTTACCCATTATCCCCTTTGTGTTATACTGCTGGCTTTGCCGGTTCGCTTGTATTTGTTGTTTTTGTGACGGTTTCCTGAGTGCCTGGAACATCCTGCCCTCGGTCTGTTCGCAGAAAATAGAACGTGATAATCATTGAGATAAGCGGGCCAACAATCATTAAAACGTCTTTGGCTTGTTCTGGCGTAGTGATAAGCCGCGATACCGTAGCCGTGAGCTTGACTAAGGCCCACGCCGCAGCAATCGCAAGCAGGAAACGAGCACTTAGGATTTTGCCCATTGCCTGATAGATTGTCTTGCCGAGTTCTGACCAAAACTTTTTCATCACGCACAGCCCATAATCGCTTTGAGGTTTCTGAGTGGATGATTTCGCCAGCGATTGATTTCGTCGAACACCGGCTCTATTGCCCTGGATTGCTGCTTTGTAGCCCCATCGCAGATAAGAACGTGCAGCCGGTTGATGTTCTTGATGCTATCCTCGATTTCGTTGAATCGCTGTTGGTTCGCTTGTCGGATTCTTTCTCTGTCTGAGCCGCCTTTTGCCATACAGCATTATCGGCAATCGCAAAGCTAAATCTTTGCTCAAAATATGCTTTTTGTGAACATAATAACCGCCGTAACGATAGCGGCGATCACGAGCGCCGCAACCCATATCTGCTCAATTTCGGTTAAAGCTAACATCGGCATCACCCCCTTCCGCCAGGAATAGCTAACCTGGGAACCGCAATCTGTTGTCCGCCGGAAACCAATTGCCACGACCGTATTGATATCGGACGAATCATCAAAGCGTACTTTTTATCGTCCGGCGGGTCTGTGCCAGTGAGAAGCCAGAATAAATCGTAAAGAAGGTCAATGCTGTGCGAAGGTTTCCGCTCGGAATTGAGGCCGTTCAATCTATCAGCGAACCCGGGGATATTCGCCTCGTCAATTTCAACGGTCTTGACCGCAGCGTCATCACATAAAAGAGCAAGCTTGACTATCATTGGCTACCCTTTCAGTTGCTTCATAAAGCTGAAAATTTCGATAAGATGTTCGGGCGAAAACTCCTCGCCGTTGTTAGGCAAAAATTTTGAAGATTCTTTCGTGACAATTTCTCCGAAATGCCTATTGACGTCTTTGAAAACGCACGCCCATCGACTTTCTTTTTCTTCCCTGCCTTTTACTGGCACAAATCGCACGTTCGTGTATTCGGTTTTCATATCTTCACCTTTTCACAAAACTCAATCAACTTTGAAAATTTAATCCCTTTGCCGTAAGGGTGAATAATTCCTGATTTAGTCACAAAAACGCCAGATACTTCTTGAAACGTAATTTCAATGCGAGTTATTTTGCCCGGCCTGAATTGCCTCCAAGCGTTGCCTTCCGGTTCAACCTCTTGCACGCTACGTTCAAAGCCAGTCCCGCTAATAATCATTGAGTCGGGACGAATGAGTGTTTGGGTTGTGGGCAATCTAAAAACATCCGAATTTATTTGGCCTTCCGAATGAAGCAAACGACCACAAAGACGTCGCAAATCAGAATCTTTTATGGCAAAAGACCACGTATAGGATTTCGTCTTTTTCTTGCGGCTCATTCAAATAGCCCTACCTTTCCTGTTTTCAATGGCTCTCGCGGCAGTGTTCGCGTATCAGTTTGTTTCCATTTCAGGCCGTCCATATTTTTAGCCAGGCCGTATTTGATAAAATACGACACACTGAATTTTTCGCACAACTCAACAACGTCATAGCCGAATTGACGCCAGGTGCCGACCGTGTAATCTTCCGATGGACATTTCAAGCCGCCGCCGTGATTCAGTGGGCCAATTTTGTAATGACAGACGAATTCGTGCGTGGCGTTAATAAGTTCGATTGTGGACGGAGCACAT